AACTTTAAAGAGACAACTACAGAGAAATTAACAGCACAGGATGCTAAAATTAAAAAGATTGATGGCGACGTAGCTTCATTTAAGGAAACAACCACTGAAAAATTTAAAGCCAATGAAGCAAGTATTGAGGATCTTAAAACAGGAAAACTCTCAGCAAAAGATGCTGATTTAAAATATGCCAATATTGATTTCAGTAATATTGGAAAGACTGCAATGGAGTATTTCTATGCTCAGTCTGGTTTGATTAAAGATGTAACCATTGGAGATGCAACAATCACTGGTGAGTTGGTTGGTGTTACTATCTCTGGTGATCTTATCAAAGGAAATACAATTGTTGCGGAGAAGCTTGTAATTAAGGGTTCCGATGGCCTGTATTACAAGTTAAATACTGATGGAATGACTGTTGAGAAAGAGCAGACTGATTATAATAGCTTGAATGGACAGGTTATCAGAGCGAAATCCATCACAGCTACCAAGATCGATGTGAAGGATCTTGTTGCATTTGGTGCCACAATTGGTGGATTCAAAATAGGTCAGGATTCTATCTATTCTGGAGTTAAGGAATCTGTCGGAAATACGACTCGTGGTATTTATATGGATAACGACGGTCAGTTTGTGTTCGGGGATGCCAGCCAGTATGTGAAATTCTACCGAGTCAGTGAAGGTAAGTATAAACTTGCAATTGCTGTAGAAGATTTGTTTATTGGTTCTAAGAGTGTAGCCGAGTCTATTGAGGATGTTAAGAAGACGGCTGATAATGCCGCTAGTGTTGCATCCAGTGCTTCGTCGGCAGCTTCGACAGCCAATAGTACTGCAAATGCTGCCAAGTCAACAGCAGAAGGAGCAAGTAAGACTGCCAGTGATGCTAAATCAACCGCCGATTCTGCAAGTCAGGTAGCGTCAAATGCTTCGTCAGTTGCTGGTACCGCTAAAACCACAGCTGACAATGCGAGTAAAGCGGCTTCAGAAGCTAATTCAACGGCATCCACTGCAAAAACTACAGCGGATCAGGCTAAGAGTACTGCCGATACTGCAACTAAAAATCTCACGGCTCTGACTGCACAAGTCAAAGAAGTAGAGACCACTATTAAAAAGAATAAGGAAGAAATCGAGCTAAGAGCAAAGAAGACAGAAGTTACTGAAGCTATCGATAATATTGATATTGGCGGGAGGAATTTAGCTAAAAATACCGCTACATTACCGATCGGAAATGGAACGTGGAATACTGGCACATGGCGACGTTCTGGCACCGGAAGTATAAGTAATGTCGATATAAATGATTCCCCCATACCCTCAATCACCAAAGGTATTCTTGTAACTAGAAAAGATAACACTTCGCAAATTGGATTTTGCCAAGATGATTTTGCAGGTTTACGCTCAGGGGAAACTTACACAGTTTCTGCATGGGTTAAATGTACTGAGAACGCAAAAGTTAAATTGGAAACTCATTGGAGTAACAAAGATGCTGTAAGTGGTGTTGGAGATCCTGTAGCAGTAGAAGCAAACAAATGGACCAGGATAACACTTACAAAGTCTCCAACTAAAGATTGTTTACAATCGATAGCCTATATTTATTTATATATTGGTTCATCTAACTGTGAAATGTATGTATGCGGTATTAAACTCGAAAAGGGCAACAAAGCCACAGACTGGTCACCAGCACCGGAAGACTACTACACAAAGACTGAAACAGATGCTTCTATTCAGGTTTTGTCAGACAAGATCTCACAGCAGGTATCCACGACAGATAAACTTGGCACCAGATTATCTAAAGTAGAACAGGATTCTAGCAGCTGGAGTGTTACACTGGAAACTGCAAACGCTGCAAAAAGTGCTGCTGATAATGCGAGCCAGACCGCATCGAGTGCGAAAAGTGCTGCAGATAAAGCGAACGAGAATGCGTCAAGTGCCGTATCAACAGCCCAAAACACAGTTAAGAGTACCACGGAACAGTTCTATAAATCTACTTCTCCAACTTCTTTGTCGGGCGGATCATGGAGTAATTCACAGCCTACGTGGGAAAACGGTAAATATATCTGGAAACGTACGTATGTAGTGAAGAACAATGGCACTACAGAATATCAGCCATCAGCGAATGGTGTGTGTATCACTGGTAGTACTGGCGCTAAAGGTGACAAGGGTGATAAAGGAGCTACTGGACCACAAGGACCGCAGGGTGTAAAAGGCGCTACAGGTGCTCAGGGACCGCAAGGTCCTACCGGGGCTACTGGTCCACAGGGAGTTCAGGGAAAAACAGGTGCAACTGGACCTCAAGGAGTTCAGGGAAAAACAGGAGCAACAGGACCAACAGGACCACAGGGTCCAAAAGGCGAAAAAGGTGCTACTGGCGCAACAGGTCCTCAAGGATCAACAGGTAAGGGTCTTAAATCAGCCGTTGATCAGTATTATTTATCTACATCCAATACAACTCAGTCGGGTGGTTCTTGGAGCAACACTCAGCCTAGCTGGGTATCTGGCAAGTATATTTGGACAAGGACATATCAGACGTGGAACGATAATACCACTACCACGACGACTCCTGTGTTAGCGGATGCTCTGAATAAAGCTAATAGCACAGCATCGTCAGCACTTAACACATCATCAGAAGCTATGGGTACAGCGACTCAAGCTAAATCTATAGCTAATAACGCTAATTCTGTAGCCTCTAGTGCTAGATCTGCAGCAGATAAAGCTAATACAGCAGCTTCTCACGCTCAATCTACAGCTGACACAGCCCGTAAAGAAGCGTCAAATGCCGCCAAAACAGCCACCAATTATATGAAGTTCGATAATTCTGGTCTGACTGTTGGTGATCTTACGAAAAATACCCTTGGACGAAATGTCAATATTGATAGTAGTTCGGTAAATATCCGGAACGGGTCTAATGTCTTGGCAAGCTTTGCAGAGAGTTTAATTGAGATTGGTAAGAATACAAATACTGCCACAATTAGTTTCCTTAATGGAATCGTGAAACTTATTGGACAGAAACAAACAATCGAAGGGACGACTTTCCATGATGCTCATTTGTTATCGACTGACATGATGACTATTGGAACCGGCAGTACTGATCCGAGCAGTGATAAAGTCAATGCATTAATAAGTTTGAACGGGATGTCTGGGGAACGTGAAGTGTTAGCAAGCGTAACTGATACTCAAGGTCATTCAACATTAACCGTTCGTGATTCATCGGCAAGTCTATACAGTGATGGTGATGCAGGATATTCTTCAGTTAATGTTATTACAAACAAAAGTACTTCGCAAGTAGAGATACATACCAATGGCTCGAATGGAAATAGAGCCCTAATCAATTATTCGCATGCCATTCAATACTACAATAATTCAACGCTTCTTGCTGCGTATAATGGTCAGACTCCATGTCTATGGGATGGGTTTCAATATCCAAAAGAATCGACTCCTGTAACTCTATCGGCTCCAATATCGACACAGCCTCACGGTGTATTGCTTATGTTCGCATTATGGGACGATCAGAATGGCTCTGGTACCAATAAATTTTGTGCTAGTTATTTTATACCCAAAACGTGTCTTAATTATTGGCATTATGTTCCAGTATTTTGGCAAGATATGTGGAGATGTGGTACAAAAACGATATATGTCAATGATACGCAAATAATAGGACATTCGCATAACTATCAACAGGGCACGGGTGGTGCTACGAATATTAAATATACTTCTTCATGGTTTGTGCTACGTCGTGTCTACGGAATTTAGGAGGTTTCAAAATGGCATTAAAGAAAACTGTTACAGCGAAAAATGGTATTGTAACTGAGTACCATAGAATAGCAATGATTTCAGTGGAAGTTAATCAGCAGAATACTATTTTGTTATATTCGTATTTATCTGAAGATGGTCGTCAGATTGAGAAAGATTATGCCGAAGGAAAGTATAAAGATATCGATTCTGGATTGATTTCATTCCCATATTATGACGCACAGTATCTTCACCCCGATTACGATGGTACCATGACCATTGAAAAAGCATATGAATGGCTAAAAACTCTTCCAGAATTTGAAGGGGCAGAAGATGTATAAGGGAGGTGTCTAATTTGGATTATGAAAAAATGTATAAGCACGATGAATAGTTGAAAATGGTAAAACGAGCGTATGAACGCAATAAAATTACCGAAGACGAATATTTAAGTTTAACACAAAACTCAGAGGAATAGAGATGATCATTTGCTGATGATTACGTAGTGCACTGAACTGTATAATATCCCCAATGTTGTGTTGTATGGTGTGCTGCGGATGATTCAGTTTTGATAATATTTTATAAGGAGGTAAATAGTTTGGAACCCTGGATACAGACAACCATCACTATTATGTGTACATTGCTTGCTTCATCTGGATTCTGGGCTTATATCCAAAAAAGAGGAGACGCCAGTAATGCTGAAAAAAGACTTCTTATTGGATTAGCTCATGATCGAATCATTTGGCTAGGAATGCAATATATTGAAAGAGGATGGATTTCTCAAGATGAGTACGAGAATCTTCATGATTATTTATTCATTCCTTATTCAGAAGCAGGTGGTAATGGATCAGCTGCAAAAGTGATGAAAGATGTTGACAATTTACCGGTTCATAAGACCGGATACAAATCAAAGGAGAGATGACTTATGTTGATTTCAAACAAGACCTATGATATTCTTAAATGGATTGCACAGATCCTTCTTCCGGCATTTGGAACATTATATGCTGCACTCGTTCCGATGTGGGGATTACCGTATGGTGATCAGGTTGTTGGAACTATTCTTGCAGTAGATACTTTCCTTGGTGCTTTACTTGGAATTAGCTCTAAGAAGTATAACGCAGCAACTGGCAGTGAAGAGAATTAGAATACTAATAGATTGATAGTACATTATTACCTTAAAATCCTTGAGATTACCGGTCCATCTGTTTTCGTACAGGAAGCTGCAGATGCTGGCAAGTTCTAATATTTGTATAGAATATTGAACGTTTATAGCAAAAAATCCCCTCCACGTAAGTGGAAGGGATTTTTTTATCT